AGAATTAGTAGATACTGCTTTGTCAATGTTAGTAATAACTGTACTAATTGCCGTACCACCTGCCTCCGCTTCCAGACCAACCGAAGACAAAGATGTTGCCAGGGCAAGCATCTGCCGCTCTGTCATACCTACCTGCGTAGCACTGGCAGCAATTCTTGTCGTCATATTCATGATGTCATTTTCTGTGGTAGCCGCATTATTACCAAGTGCTACTAAAGCTGCACCAAAATTATCCACCTGATTCATGCTTGTGCCGGTAATATTGAATAGTTTTGCAATGGCTGTGGCGGCTTCATCTGCACTAATATTCGTGGAATCACCAAGCCGGACCATCGTCTCCGTAAACTGCAAGATATCATCCGTTTTAACACCCAACTGGCCTGCTGCCTCTGCAACGGCTGCGATATCAGTCGCTGATGATGCCGTGGATTGTGAGAGTTTAAGGATTCCCTGCCTAATGCTCTCTAATTGCGTCTCTGTGCCATCCACCGTTTTTGTCACACCTGCAAATGCCGATTCAAAATCCACTGCCGATTTCACTGCTGCCGTTCCAAGAGCCGTCACTGTTGCCGTGACAGGAAGAAACTTTTTGCCTACTGATTCAATAGATGCTCCCACTGACTGCAGCTTCTCGCCGGTGGCACCAATCTTTAGCAATGCCGCCGCTGACTGGTTTGCCTGCTGCTCTAACTCCTGCAAAGCCTGTTCTGTTTCAATGATTTCTCTCTGCAAGGCATCATACTGCTGAGCACTGATTTCACCTCTTGCCAGGGCTTCACTTGCCTGCTGCTGGGCAGTCTTTAAAGTGTCTAGTTTTTCTTTCGTCTCACTGACAGCTTGGGCTAATAATCGCTGTTTCTGCGCCAGTAGCTCCGTATTCCCTGGGTCTAACTTCAAAAGTTTTTCTACATCTTTTAGCTGAGACTGGGTATTCCGGATTTCAGAATTGACCCCTTTTAATGCAGTGGTAAGTTTGGTGGTATCGCCGCCGATTTCCACCGTAATACCCTGTATGCGGTTGGCCATGCGATACTTCCCTCCCATCAAAAAAAGAGCCATTTCGGCTCTGGATTCATTTACAGATAAAGCACCTGCCGTTTCTGACAGATGCTTTCTGGTTTTGTTTTTTAAGTTGTTTTCTCTAAAACTATCCTACTCATTTTATCGGAACACAGATTTCGCAATATTGGTTATTAAGCAGCTCCATTCTGTACCGTTCCAAAACAGGACGACATTCATCTATGGCAAGCTCTTGTCTTGCCAGCTCCGGAAAAATTCCATCCCATGCCTTTTGTACTGCCTCTGATGTATGCCTGATTTTAAAAACGGCGTATTTCCCACCATCCATATTCTTAAACTTAACACCATCACCACGGATACTACTTTTATCCGTAATAACAAGGCAGACATCATAACGGCACTCCTCTGGTTTCACCAATTCCGGATTGTCCTGCGCAATCCCCAATATGACCGTTTGCTCCTCCCACAGATGGTTTTCTTCCATCCATCCTTTAAATGTTTCCATAAGCTGCGAATTCCCGGCACCATAAGCCCCCGTCCTTCTCATATATGCCATCCTGTAAGGCGGCATTGTTTCAATCCTCATATCCATAAAAAAACCTCTTTCATTTTTAGTACACCGGTGCCTGTAATCAGCATATAATGCTTTAAAATGAAATTCAACCTATATTTTAAAATAGGTGAAAGATTCTTTCTCCATCAGACTTAGAATCTGTCCATATCCTCCTGTGTTGCCACCTCTGCATATTTACACTCATCATTCCTGCTCTCCGCATACATATCATTCACCAGCCCAATCGACAGTAATTCCAGATCCAGCATAGACAACCCCAACTGGATACAGCGGAGCAGGAACAACGGCGTTGTCATCTCACGCTCTGTTGGACGAAGTTTTTTTTAGCTTCCACATCCGTTTTTACATTCAGTCCCCAAAGTTCTATCAACTGCGGCAGTACCTGATAGATAGAAAATGTATTAAACCCATCCAGCCATTCTTCCGGCGTATCCGGAATGGAAGGCTCCGCATGTTTTGCCATGATAAATGCAATATTCTCAAACATCTCCAAGCTGAATAAATCCAGTGTGGATTCTTCCGGATTCTGCGTATCCACACTTTTTTCCAATGCCCTCAGATCCCTGTAAATATCCCGCTGGAACTTCAAGCGGTAAATCCGGGGGATTGCCGCCGAGGCTTTAAAAACAACCTCTCTGCCGTCTATCTCAATCTTTCTGGTAATGCTCATTTCTCCGCCACCGCCTTAGTTGTGGATTTCACTGCTGCTGTTTTTGCTGTATCTTCTCCAACAGAAAAGCTGGCCAGAGAAATAGCTTCTGCTGTCACTGTTGCTGCTGCCGGAAAGTAAACCGCCTTGTACCAGTCATCATAAACGGAAATTGTTGTCGCATCCCCGGTTTTCGCTTTCACATAACCGCTGGATAATGGTCTCGCCTTAACAGCCAGTGTTTCTGTCTGTACTTCTCTGGATTCCTCATTTGTCTTAGATTCAATCTTCGGCCGGGAAGCAGAACAGTTATAAAGCACATGTCTGATTTTCCTTACGTCTCCATCAAACTCAAAAAGCAGTGCAAAGCTGCCCGTCTCCGAATTACAATTCTCCACCAGTACCTTATTCTCATCCGCTTCTTCTTTCAGTATTTCCGTCCGGAAAGACTCCGGAATCATTGCCAATTCTAAGTCCCCGTCATAACCCATGTTGTTATTGATGACATAATACTCAATCCCGTCTGCATAAAAAGATTCCGGTTCCCCATTAGGATCTAAACTTAAGGACACCGCTCCCGGCATCGCTACTGGTGTCCCAAAAGTATTTGTTCCATCTTCCCCTGCCGACAATGGGGCATAATGGACATTGCAGATATTAAATTTCACTTTGTTTCCCATTCTTCAAACCTCCATTTCATAAAGCACTTCATACAGCCGCTCCGATTCAATCCACACTTCACTTTTTGCGTAAAAAATACTATGGCAATCCAACACGGCTTCTACCCGTTCTTCCAATTCAAGAGACTTATAGTCTGTATACAACTCAAGCCGTAGCTGATTGCCCTTATGATAAGCAATTCCATCCGCCGCAAAGTTCCGGGATTCCGGATACAAGAACACCAGAAAAGGCGGTTCCGGTGACTGTCCCTCTGCAAAATGTCCATAAGCAGAAGGAAGTGCCATCTCCTCTATCATTGCTACTACAGCTTCATGAACCATTACAATAACCCCCGTCTTATTCTGGATACCAGTTCTTCTGCTCCCCGCTGTTCCGCCGTGGCAATATGGGGAATTGCCGCCACCCGGCCACCACCACGTTTCGCATGTCCTTTCTCCAAAAGGTGTGCTATCTGGTAACGGTTGCGGCTATGCACCACTATGGTCAGTGAATTGGCATTTTCCTTTACCTTCTTTGCTGCCCAGCTTTTCTTATACCTGCCTGATTTCACCGGGGCATTTCCCTGGATATCCTTTTTTACCGATTTGCTGACCTCCATAACACGTTCTTTCATTACCTCATTGGATAAATCCGCATATTCCGTCATGGACTCCATGATTACCTCTGCCATCTGGTCTACTGTTGCCCCTCTGTTTGACATATCCTACCTCTTTACTTTTCCAGCCCGCAGCTTAATCGTCTTATTCCGGTACTGCATGAAATCCACAAAAGTAATATTATAGATTTCACCCCGGAATAAAATCCGGTATTTTGTGCTGTCTAAATTTTTCAACTCCTCGCAATACCTCACCAGAAAAAACAACGTAGCTTCCTGGTTCACCTGGACCGCTTCCCAGTATTCTTTTCCTGACAGGTTATTTGCATAAGCCCAGCAGGAAAAGTAGTCTGTCCATTCATTCCTCTGGTTTCCATCCTTATCCTTTACCATCTGGTTTCGCTGGATAATAATCCGCTGCCGCCACTGCCCAATCCTCATCAGAACACCTCATCTCTCTGTCCAAAAAGCAGATATTTCAAAGTCAGTGTCAAATCCTTAAAATCTGCCTGCTCCCGGTTCTCATACAGATAAAAAACTCCATACAGCACTGCTGTCCTTACCGGATTGCTTATTTCCATTCCCGGTTCAAAGCTGCACCGCAAGATATCACTGCACAAACTTTCTGATGTTGCGGCCAGGGACAGGAGAAGCTCATCTTCGTCACTACTGTCAATCCGCACATATTGCTTTATTTCCTCCAAATCCACAACCATTCTGCTTCTCCTTTCCCTGTTTCCTCCAACGAAGAAGGCAGCCCGGAATTCAAATCTCAAAACTGCCTTACTAACTTGATTTCATCGTCATTGTCTTTATCGCTTCCGGCAAAATCAGCTTCCCGTCAACCCTCTGGCTGCCAAGGAATCCAACCTGCCCATTTGCTGCGAACAGTTCATTTAACCGTTTAAAGGAACGCCCTTGCCGGTCCGCAATCCAGTAATAAGAAAAATCCCCGAATGCCATGACCTTTTCCCCTGCCGCTAATTCCGGTACATAAGAGGATGTATGGTATGGGCGGTTTAAAACCATATCCGGCTGTCCTGCCTGCAGGGACGGCTGCCAGATGTAATTCCCATTATTGTCTTTCAGTTTCCGAAGTGCCTTCACCGTAGTATCGTTCAGCACCCATACAGCCTTTTTCCGGTATGGGGATTTTACAGAATAAAATAAATCCATCACATCATCAAATGAAATGGATATGCCTGTAGTGGTAACGCCATCTGCTGCACCGCCTGTGGTATTGAAAATCCCTGTAGGTTTTCCGGCTCCATCTCCTGTGAAAAAAGCTTCTTCCTCCTTTGCTCCAATCCTTCGTCCGAATTCCCTGGAAATATAGGCTTCCAGATTGAATGCAGAATCGTTCAGCAATTCATCGGAAATCTTAATCATAGTAGCCACCTTGTAGGCTCCAATGGATATCTGTCCAAAGGTATCA